CGCCGATCCGTTTGCTATGTCAAATTTCCACAACATCAAATACGTGGAATACATGGGCGCTAAATGGAGGGTGACTTCTGTTGACGTTCAGTATCCACGTTTGGTGTTATCTATAGGAGGCGTTTATAATGGCTAAAACCAGATTAGATTTTCAGACGTTTCTTGAAACTTTAAAAGGCGACAGGAAAGTCTATTATCAACCGCCTCCAGGTTTTACGATGGAGTATCCCGCTATAAAGTACAATTTGGCCGATATCCAAAATGTACAAGCGGATAACTTACCATATCTTCAGTCAACAGCATACCAATTAACCTATATCACTGACGATCCGGATGACGTGATGGTAAAAACACTATCCAAATTACCGATGTGCAGGTTTGATAGGTGGTATGCGGCTGAGGATTTGAATCATTATGTTTATACTATTTTTTATTAGGAGGAATAAAACATGCCGGATTATGCTCCGTTAACATGGGACCAGGAAGGTCAGCGTTATTACGAAACAGGCGTTGAGAAGGGCGTTCTTTGGGTATGGGACCCTACCGCTAATAACAATGCTGGTGCGTGGAAGGATGGTGTAGCTTGGAACGGTCTTACTAATGTTTCAGAGAAGCCCTCTGGTGCTGAGGCTACAGCTCTTTATGCTGATAACATCAAGTACCTCAATCTTCTCTCTAACGAAGAGTTTGCAGCTACAATTGAGGCTTACACATATCCTGATGAGTTTGCAGTATGTGATGGTTCAGCTTCTCTCACTTCTGGTCTTGTAATTGGCCAGCAGAAGAGACAGAAGTTCTGCTTCTCTTATCAGACAAAGATCGGTAACGATATCGATGGTAACGATAAGGGTTATAAGATTCATATCGTTTACAACTGTCTTGCAGCTCCTTCAGAAAAGGGTTATGCTACAATCAACGATTCCCCTGAAGCAATCACATTCTCATGGGAAGTTAGCACAACGCCTATTGAAGTGTCTGCAAGCTACAAGCCTACAGCTCTTGTAACGATCGATACAACTAAGCTCACATCAACTCAGAAGACAGCTGTTGAGGCAGCTATCTATGGTTCTTCCACAGCTAACTCTGCTCTGAAGACACCTTCTCAGCTCCTCAACATCATCACTGGTGCTACTTAATAATTTTTGGAGGGGTTCTCATGGCGGGAGCCCCTCTTTTAGTAAAGGAGATATGCCAAATGTATAAAAAGACAATTAAATACATCGACTATAACGGTGTTGAGAGAGAAGAAGATTTCTACTTCCACTTGAATAAAGCAGAGATCATTGAGATGGAGTCTAGCGTAGCTGGTGGATATGGTGAGATGCTTAAGCAGATCATTATGTCTCAGGATGGTCCGACAATTATGAAGAACTTTAAGACATTTATTCTTAAGTCTTATGGCGAGAAGTCTCTTGATGGTAAGCACTTCATGAAGTCAGAAGAGATTTCTAAGAACTTTGAATGTACAGAAGCGTATTCTGTTTTGTTCATGGAGATCTGCTATAATCCCGATAAGGCTATCGAGTTCATTAACAATATTCTGCCTTTTGATAATGACCAGAAGCAGAAGTTTGAATCTGAGCAGAAAGAAAGAATCGCTAAGCTTACTTCTGTTACTGAGAACCAGGGAGAATAATTATGCTTCAGATAGATGTTCCTGCTAGAGAGTTCTATGACGAGGCTAAAGACGAATTCATTAAAACTAAAGCTATGACTCTCATGCTTGAACATTCTTTAGTCTCGATTTCTAAATGGGAAGCTAAATGGTGCAAACCTTTTCTCGGTAAAGGCGAGAAAACAACAGAAGAAACAATCGACTATATTAAGTGTATGACTCTTACACAGAATGTCGATCCTATTATATACAAGTCACTGACTAATAAGAACATCGATGATATACACAAATATATAAATGCTCCGATGACGGCCACTACTTTTAGAGAGAATCCTAATGCTCCGAAGAGTAGAGAGATAATAACATCAGAACTAGTATATTACTGGATGATAACATTAGGCATACCTGTAGAATTTCAAAAGTGGCACTTTAATAGACTTTTGACGCTTATTCGAGTATTTAATGTAAAGAACAAGCCGCCGAAGAAGATGTCACAGAGAGAAATAATGGCTAACAATACAGCGTTAAATAACGCTAGACGCAAAGCTATGGGAACTAAAGGTTAGGAGAAAATAATATGGCAACTCAGCACATGGTTACATTTACCACATCAGGTAATTTTTCCAAATTTGATAGCTACTGTCAGCAGATATTAGAAGCTGTTAAATTGAGTGATCTTGATAAATACGGTCAGATGGGTGTAGATGCGTTAGCTCATTATACTCCTATCGACTCAGGATTAACCGCTTCGAGTTGGTCATATGAGATAACAAGAACCAAAAAAGGTGTAACAATTGGTTTTAAGAATTCAAATGTAACTTCTAATGGTACGCCCGTTGCGATACTTCTTCAATACGGGCACGCCACTAGAGGCGGAGGATATGTTGAGGGAATAGATTACATCAATCCTGCATTGCGTCCTATTTTTAATCAGATTGCTATTGAAGCATGGAGGGAGGTTACTAGATGAGTACAACAATTGATTCAAATGTTGTAGAGATGCGTTTTGAAAACAGTCAGTTTGAGCAGGGCGTATCTCAAAGTATGTCCTCTATCGAGAAATTGAAGAACAGTCTCAATTTTGACTCAGCGAGTTCGACCGCAGCTCAGGGTTTGAATGTTGTAGTTCAGGGTTTCGATATGTTGAACTATGCTATGGCTTCTGTTGTATCAACAATAGCTAATAATGCGTGGGCAAAAGTAGTTAATGTGGTAAAAGCTTTAACTATTGATAATGTAGCATCCGGCTGGAAGAAATATAGCGAGTTGATGGATGGTGTTCAGATAACAATGTCTGCAACAAGAGACCAGTGGGAAGATCAGAATGCTCAGATGGAATACATGACCGAGCAGATGAGAAAACTCACCTGGTATACCGATGAAACTTCTTGGGACATGGTTGACATGACTAAGAATATCGGTAAGTTTGTATCAGCTGGTGTTGATATGGAAACAGCAGTTGTAGCTATGGAGGGTATCGGTTCCTGGGCAGGTCAGTCTGGTGCTAAAGTTGATCAGATGTCCAGAGCAATGTATAACCTTTCACAGGCTATGGCTATGGGTTCTCTTAGAGTCCAGGACTGGATGTCTATCGAGAACGCTAACATGGCTACTAAAGAATTCAAGCAAACAGCTATTGATACGGCTCTTGAAATAGGAGCTCTTAGCTATAATGCTGATGGTGCTGTAGTAGCATTTGATAGATTTGGCAATGAAGTAGAAGTTACTTATGAAAATTTCAGAAGTACACTCGCTGCTGGATGGTTTAACGGTGATGTATTGACTGCTACGCTTAAGAAATATGGTGACTTTGCAGAAGGACTTCATAAAGCAGTACAGGATACCGGATTAACAGCAACCGAATTGTTAGGTCATATTGACGAGTATAAGAAAGCTCTTGCTAATGGCGAAGATATGACTAAATGGGTTCAGGATTTAGCAAGTCAAGAAAATGTTTCTAATGTTAATGCTCTTGGCGAAAGTCTTGAATATTTAGCAAGCGATTATAATGAATTAGGTTATTCCGCTTTTAAAGCATCGCAGGAAACAAGAACTTTTGAGCAGTTACAGCTCGCTATGAAGGATGCTGTTTCATCAGCATGGATGGGTATTTTTGAAGCTATAGTTGGTAATTACCTCGAAGCAAAAGATATGTGGTCAACTGTAGCAGAAGAACTTTATGAAGTATTCGTAGATCCCCTTAATGAGGCTAAACGAGTATTAGAATCCTGGGGACGCATGGGAGGTAGAGAGAATGTTATCGAAGCTTTATCTAATGCGTGGTATAACCTAAAAGGAATCATTCTTGCTGTTGGTGAGGGATTTGAGAAGATATTCCCAGAGAATACCGCTGCGAAATTACTCTATTTTACTCAGGATCTCGTAAAGTTTACTGAAAAGTTGAAGCTTGTAGATCTTCCATATTATAGCGATTTTGAAAATATTAAAGACGCTGTTTCTGCTCTTTTAGGAGTAGTTAAGAATTTTTGGAAGAACGTACAAACGATAGCCGGCGCTCTTGGTGATGCGTGGGAGAGAATTTTCCCTAGAAATAAAAAGAATGATGTAATAACTATTACAGAAGCTTTTAGAAATTTTGCTGAATGGTTGGAGAAGGTATCAGAGAAATTCGTACTTTCAACTGAATCCGCTGAAAAACTTGAAAGAACTTTTGCCGGCGTATTTGCGGTTGTTGATATTCTCAAAGAGTTATTATTTGCACTCGTTGAACCTTTTGCAGAAGTTGAAGAAGGCGAAAACGGACTTGTTTCAGGAACTTTAAGTGTTACAGCTACAATCGGCGATTGGTTGGTGATGCTTAGAGACTGGATTAAGGAAAATGACATCTTTAAGAAAGCAGTAACCGGAGTTGTTGATTTTATCAAGAGCATACCAGGTAAATTAGATCAGGTATGTCAAGATCTATTCGGTCTTGGGCTTGACGAGGTCTGGAACAAAATTAAAGAAGCTGCAACATCTGCATGGAATACAATAGTTAACTTCTTTAAGAATCTTCCAACTTATGCCGAAGAAGCTTCCCAGGCTTTATTTGGAATGGGATTAGCAGAAGTATGGGATAAGATTAAGGAAGCAGCTCAGGCTGCATGGGAGAAAATTAAAGAAGTAGCCGGATATATTAGAGAAGCAATTAGCAAACTCTTCTCTAGTAGCGAAGAAGGAGGCGGAAGCGACGAAATCGTTTCTTCTGGCGATAAAGTTTCGGAAACTATCAACAATATTTCTGAAAAAGTAGATCTTCTTCGAGAGTCTTACGAAAAAGTTAAACCGTACATAGACGAATTTATCAAGGGCCTTAAAGAAGCATTCGATCCTGAATCGTTTAATGCAGAAGGTCTTGGTAAAGGTTTAGTTGGTGGCGGTGTATTTGTAGTATTGCTTGCTATTGCAAAAACTATTTTAACCGTTGTTGCTGCTTTTGAGAAATTTGATAAGAATAAAGATAAGATTGTAAACTCGATCTCTGGTATGTTTGATAGTATCGGTAATGCATTCACAAGAGTATCTAAAGCTTTATCAAAGAAAATAACTGCGGATATTATTAAAACAATAGCTACAGCTATTCTCGAATTAGCAGCGGCTATCTTTATTCTGTCTATTATAGATCAGGGTAAGATGGTTGTTTCAACAGTTATTATAGCAGCGTTGATGGGCGAACTTGCTGTTATCATGAACACTTTCGATAAAATGGAAGGTGATAAGAAGAAGTTACAATCCGTTAGAGAAACGTTAGGTGTAATGATGGCAGCAATAGCTGAAATAACAGCAGCAATAATACTTATATCTAGAGAAAATATTGAAAATTGTGTTAAAGCTGCTGTAATGATCGGCGCATTGCTTGCTGAAATAGCTGTTATAATAGCATATTTCGGTAAAATGGACGATATTGATGAAGGACAGATGATAAAAGCTGCTGCCGCTATGACAATTCTAGGTGTAACATTGCTTGAGATATCAGTAG